CGCCGTCAGCTCCGTCAGCTCACCGTCGGCGGACATCGTGACGTTCCCGGCCACGCTGCGGATCTCGGCCGCTTTCAGGTCGATCGTGAACCGCTCGCCGTCTTTGCCGATCGCCGACGTGGCGGAGCCGGCGTCGAACTCCCACCGGGCGTGATTGCCGAGGTCTCCACCTCGGCCGAGGTAGAACGACAGGTCCGACACCCGGGTGAAGTCGTCCACGGTCAGCGTGAGCCGGACGAACTTCCCGCCGATGAACTGCGCGGCGAACGTGTCGTCGAGAGTGAACGCGATAACACCGCTGCCGCCGGTGACGACCTGACCGGACATGGCCAGATCCACCGGCGCGTCCACGACCGGGGTGGCGCGGTAGAAGTTCGGCACGCCCGGCGTGAACTCGTAGTCATCGAGGACGAACCCGGCCGCGCTGAGGGCGACCGGCGCGCCGCCACGCACCGGCTCCCACCGGATCTGGTCGGTGGAGCGCTCCACGATCGCGGCCGACTCCGGGATGCTCTCTCCGGTGATGCGCACCCGGGACAGGTCGTCGAGGTAGTTCAGCGTCAACGCCATCAGGCCACCCCCGTCCCGGCGAGCGTCTTGTTCTTGACCGCCTTGTCGTGGCGCCGCAGCTTCATCTCGACGACCTTCGTGATGCCCTCGCCGAGGTCGATCGTCCCGACGACGCTGAACTCGTCCGGCAGGTCGCGATCACGCTCGCGCACCTGGTTCGCGGGCGTGACCTTCTCGCCCGCCTGCAGGATCGCGAGGGCCTCCTGGCCGGGCGAGCCGGGCACGATGCCGCCGGAGTGCAGCCGCGGGATGTTGGGCGTGTCCAGCGACCAGCCGCCGATGGTGAAACCGCCGCCGGGCAGTGGCCCGTTCCAGTCACCGTCAACGGACGGGATCGACAGCGAGAAGCCGTTCCAGCCGTCGATGATCGTGTTGATGGCGCCCTTGAAGGCATCGGTGATGCCGTCCCACATGCCGCTCACGGCGTTGGAGATCTTGCCGGGGAGGCCGGACAGGAACGAGATGACGCCGTTCCACATGTCCTTGATCCACCCGGTGATGCCGCCCCAGTTGCGGATGATGATGCCCAGCGGGCTGAACCTCAGGAAGATGTCCTTGATCCACCCGACGGCCGTGCCGATGAACCCGACGACCTTGTCCCAGAGCCCTTTCAGCCAGTTCCACACCGCCCCGAAGATCCGCTTCGTGACGGCCCACACCTTGTCCCAGTTCTTGATGATCAGCGCGACCAGGCCGACGACGGCGGCGATGACGAGCGCGATCGGGCCCATGGCGATCAACCATGCCGCGGCGACCTTCGCCGCGTGCACCAGAGACTTCGCGCCGAGCACGGCCCAGGCGGCGACCTGACGCCCGGACGAGACCACCATCGTCTTCGCGGTGCCGGCGGCGCGGGTCGCGACGGTCTTCAGTGACGGGATCAGGAAGTTGTACATACCGCTGGCGAGGTCACCGACACCCATACCCAGCGTCAGCAACCCTCCAGACAGATCACCCTTCATGACCTGCGACAGGCCCTTGCCCGTGTCAGTGACACCGGTCAAGGTGTCGCGGAAGCCCATCGCCTTCGTGTCGACGTTGTCGGCGGCCTCACCGACCCGGTCGAACGAGCTGGACGTACTGTCGCCCATCTCCCGCGAGGCCGAGCCGACGTCGTCGGACATCGTCTTCGCGGACGCGCCGACGTTCTCGAACGACCGTTCCAGCTTGTCGGAGTCGCCGGCGAACGTGAGGGTGACCTGGTTGGCCTGCCGTGCCATCAGTCGACCTCCACCCCGGCGCGGCGCGCCACATCGATCAGGGACCTGTTCATGACCTGCTGAAACTCGCCGCTGTCCCGCTTCTTGAAGTAGGACTTGTAGAGATAGCGGCCTTTCTTTCGGAACGGCCGCTTCACCGACCCCGCCGGCCCCACAGCGCCACCGAAGTCCAGCCACGGGTAGTACGGCGCCTTGGTCGCGCCGCCGGCGACCCGCGCCTGCGTGCGCGTCGACTTGGCTTTCAGGGTGCGCGCCGCCCGCCCGCTACGACGCGGGATGCGGGGAGTGGCGTCGTCGACGACCACGTCGGCAGCCTCGTTGAACGCGATCCGCACCGCCTTCGGCAGCTCCCGGTCGAGGGTGCGCAGGTTCTTGACGAACTCCGACAGGCCCTCGACCTTGATCGCCTCGGTAGCCATGTCAGCCCCACAACAAGGTGCCGCCGGTGATGAGCGCCGTGACGACAGCGGCGAACGCGGTCAGCGCGGCGAGGAGCATCTTCCAGGTGACGACACCATTGAGCCGGTCCTCGATGCGGCTGAGCCGGTCAACGATCATCTGGATTTCGGTAGGGCTCATGACCGCCTCCCGTCCTGCTTCAGCCGTTCCATCTCTTCGCGCTGCGCCTTGCGGGCGTAGTACGCACCCCAGCGGACGAACTCGTCATTGCTCATCTCGTGGCGGAGGCGGCCCACCGTCATCGACAGCTTCTGCGCCAGGAACATCTCGAACTCCAGACCCGGCACCGTCGCCAGCGCCTTCACCGCCGCTTTTGGACGCGTCGTCACCCATCCCGGACAGGTCACGGATCTTCTGCGTCACCGGTTCCAGCTCGCCGGCCGGCGACGCCATCTGCCACCGCCCGGCCTCGGCCACGGTCAGTGCCGGGTCGACCATGCCGGCGGCGAGCATCCGTCGCTCGAGGTCGGCGGTGTTGTCGGCTTTCTGCGCGGCGAGCACCTCGTCACGCGACAGGCCACGCACCCGCACCGTCCCGAGGCCAGGCACCTCGACCTCGCCTTCCGGGAGCCGTGCCTTGAAGAGGAGTTCCTTGTCCATGGCGATCAGACCTGCGGCGTCGTGTCGATGGTGCCGGACAGTTGCAGCTCCGCCGACCAGGTCACCATGTCCGCGACAGGGTTCGTCTCGACGTAGTTCGTGACGAGCACCTGCACCGTGTCCTGCGGCAGCCCGGAGCCGGCGCCCTCGGGCTGGCGGACCAGCTCCACCACGGTGCCCACGAGCGGCTCGACGACGGCACGCGGACCGGTGTCGGCCGTGTTGTCGTAGATCCCGGACATCGTGGCGGTGCCGTTCTTCAGCCCGCCCTCGAAGACGTGCGCGTCGTTGCCGTACGTGGTGACGTCGTGCGAGTCGGCCGAGCGGGTCAGCTCGCTGTTGTTGGTGTACGCCGACAGGTCGTCCCCGCCCAGCGTGATCACCGTGTTCTTGCCATGGACGAACGCCATCAGCTACTCCCTTGTCCTGTGATGTCGAGGTCGAACGTCGCGGCCACGTAATCGACGTTGCTGATGCGGATGACATCGAACTCCGCGCTCATCACCCGCACTGTGTCCATCGCGGTGTAGGTGCCGGCCTCGACGGTCTGCTTGATCGACCGGGCCCCGAACCCGTTCGCGTACGCGGCGAGGTGGTCCCGAGACGCCCTGTCGGACTGCCGCCCCACCACCAGCACCACCGGCAGCGTCAGCCGGTCCATACCGCGGCCGTAGGTCTCATCGAACGTGAGCGTGTCCGGGTAGGCGACGATCGCCGCCGGCGGTGTGATCGAGTCCGCCGGGTACGGCCACACCTTCAACCCGGTGATGGTGTCCAACCGGGCACCGATCTCGTCCATGACGCTGTTGAGGTTCATGCCGCGCCCCACCACCTGACGTACGGCGACAGCGCGACCGCCACGTCCGGATCGACCCGGGCGAGCAGCCGCATCTCCGAACCCGTCTCCGGAGACCCGGCGACCCCGAACGGCGCGTTACGCCGCGTGAAGAACCTCGACGCCTGCAACAAGGTCGCTTGCTTCACCGCATCGGGCACCGTCGTCCAGCCCCACAGCGCGCTCACGGTGACCTCGTCCTCACCACTGGTGAGGGTCTCGGTCGACAGCGTGCGCAGGACGAGCCGTGTGTACGGGCGGCTCTCCTTCTTGGCGTTGACCGGTTCCAGCGCGTACGAGTCGACGGCCGCGCCGTCGGCGGTCTGCACGGTCAGGCCGGTGGTGTCCTGCACGTCGTCGATCTCGACCAGCCACCGGCAGCGCCGGCGGTCCCACTCCGCGGCGTACGTGCGTTCCTCGGCGGTGTCGACCTTCCCGAACTGGCGGTTCGTGCGGTTGTCGACCGCCCGGGAGGCAGCGGAGACGGCCAGAGCGAGCTCGACGTCGTCCTCGGAGTCGTTGAAGCGCATGTAGTCGCGCAGCTCCACCGCCGTGACGTAGTCCTCTGCCCAGGCCATCTCCGCACCTCCTTCCGGTTACTCGTTCTTCGACTCGCTCGGGCTGTCGACCTCGCCGGCCCGGGCAGCGATCTCCGCCTTGACCTTGGCGAGGTCGGCCTCGAGCTTGGCCTTGCGTGCTGCCAGCTGCTTGATCGTCGCCATGATCAGGTCGCGTTCGCGGCCAGCAGCGTGTACGCGGGCCGGTTCTGGATGTTCCCGTCGGCCCGTTCCCATGCCGTGTACTCGACCTGCCCGGAGTTCGCCGAGCTGTACGGGTTGACCACGACGGCGAGGTTCGACACGCGCCGGATCACGTACGCCTCGGGCAGGTCACCGAGCACCGCCCAGTGCGACGACAGCGTGTTGTGGTTCGGGAACGCCTGGTCGATGACGACCGGGTAGCCGAGCAGCATCCGAGACGGCGCACCGCCCATGCCGGACTGCGCGGACTCCCACACCAGCGGCCGGCCCTGAGCGTCGGTGACGCCGCGGATCGCGTTCCACGACGACTTGTTCATCGCCCAGGCCGCGGTCTGCTCGTACGCCGGGTCGAGCGCGGTCTCGAGGTCGAGCAGGTCCTGATACGTGATCGCGTTGCCCGCGGCCAGGGTGTGGTCCGCCGTGAGGCCGGCGTGGGCGATGCCGAACGGCAGCGTCGTGCCGGCGCCGGTCACCCAGTCCTTCGCCTGCTTGCGGGCGATGCGGGTGCCGAGCTTGCGCGCCACCAGTCCGGCGATGTCGAACGCGGAGTCTTGCAGCAGCTCGACGGACACCTTGAGCGGCTGGTTGTTCGCGCCCGCGCTGGTGTACTTGTACGCGCCGAGCTTGACGGTGCCGAACTCGAGGTCGGCGCCGCCGGTGATGGCTGTGTTCTCGGCGGTGATGGTGCCCTCGTTGCCGGTGTCGTCGAGCGACGGGTAGTCGATCGGGTTGCCGGTCTCGGTGGGGAACGACTCGACCGCTGCGGCCAGGCCGCCGTAAGCCTTCATCACGTCGACGAGCTTCTGCCGGAACCCGTCGGGGACGGTGAACCCACCGTCGGCCCCGGCGCCGGTGCCCTGCGCGTTCGTCACCCGCAGATCGGCCAGATCCTGGGTCGGCTGGCCGGTGCGCAGGTAGTTCTCGAACGCCTTCTCCAGGCCGTCGTCTTCCTTCGCCGGCGCCGCATGCACGGCGGCGTGTACCTGGGCGTTCTCCGGGGCCGGGGCCTTGTACTGGTTCTGCCGCTGCCGAACCTGGTGGGTGCGCTCCTCGGCCAGCTTCGCCTCGAGCGCCTCGTACTGCTTGACCTCGTCGTCGGTCATCGTGCGACCGTCCGCGCCGTCGATGATGTTCTGCATCGCGGCGAGGAGCTCCTCGATGTTCATACCGGTTCCTCTCGGAGTGAGGGTGTTCCACGCCGCGGCGTGAATCGTGCGGCCTCCCCGGCTGTTCGCCGGGGCGGGTTCGGGGGTGGTGTCGTTGGCGATCCGGTCGGCCAGCCCGGCCGCGACGGCCTGCTCGGCGGAGAACCACGTCTCTGCGCGCATCCGGTCGCGCCATTCGGAGACCTCGCCGCCGGCCCGGTCGGCGTAGATCTCCGCGATCGTGTCGGACATGCCGTCCAGCAGCTCGGCCATCTCCAACATGTCGGCGGCGTTACCGATGACCAGCCCGGACGCGTCGTGGATCATGAGCTTGGCCGGCTTCTCCACCGCGATCGTGTCGCCGGACATGGCGACAAACGACGCCGCCGACGCGGCGATCCCGTCGACGTGCACGTCCACCGTGGACGGGTGGTTCAGCAGCGCCGAATAGATCGCGACGCCGTCGAACACCAGCCCGCCGGGGCTGTTGATGTGCAGGTCGATCGCCGGCGCGGTGATGTCACGCAGGGCGCGGGTGAACGACGTCGCGTCCGAGTCGTCCCACTCGTCGCCGATGACGCCGTAGATGTACAGCTCGGCGCGGTCGCCGTCGGCGTTGGTGATCTTGTACCAGTCGCCGGTGCTGTTGTTCTGCGGCTGATGCTTGCGCACCAGGGTGCGGCCACGGTCGGCCAGCTGCTGAAGCTTGTCCACGTTCACGCCGGTACCTCCTGCGGCTGGCCATTCGGGGCCGGGGCGGCGGCAGGAGCAGCCGCGGTCCGCAGCTCGTCCCCGCCGTCGATCGGTGGCATGTTGCGGATCCGGCGCGCCTCGTTCGGCGTCATCAGCCCCGCTTGCACTTGCTGGATCAGCAGGGCGATCTCCTGCTCGGGCGTCGGGCGTTCCAGCCCGGCGAAGTCGAACTCGCTGAACAACGGGGTCTGCAGCAGCCGCGACACGCGCTGCTCGATCCGGCTCGTCCAGCCTGCGAGGGTGAACCGAGCGAGGCCGCGGTTCTGCTCGGCGACACCGGTACCCCACGAGGTCTGCTTCTCGGTCTGCATCAGCAGGTGCGGCGGAACGCCCGTCCAGCGGGAGATTTCCTCGACCTGGAACTGCCGCGACTGAAGGAACTGCGCGTCCTCGGCGGACATCGTCCAGGGAGTGAACTTCAGGTTCCGGTTCACGAACGCGATGTCACCGGCGTTCTCCCACCCGGACATCCGCCGGTTCAGCCCCGCCTTGATGTCCTTCGCCTCTTCCTCGTCGACGTCCTCCTCCGGCGTCACCAGGCCGGAGAGCATCGCACCGTTGGAGAACGTGCGCCCCGCGGCGCGATCCCCGGCGATGGTCGTGCCGAACGAGTTGCGGCCGTACCTGATGACCGACATCCCGTGCACGCCGTCCAGCGACAAGCCGAGGATCTTCGTCATGGTCGCCGGGGTGAACTGGCGCTGCGTCCCGTCGACGAGGGTGACCGTCCATCTCGGCTGAGACGCACCCAGGTCCCCGACGCCGCGGGTCTGCGGTTCCTCCGTGACGGCCAGAGGGTGGATGGGTACCGCGCCGATGACCGCACCGGCGTTGTTGAACAGGTGCGCGAGGTACGTGACGCCGTGCAGCATCAGGTGCGCGACGATCGTCTCTTTCCACTCGAACGGGGTCTGCCCGTTCGGCCCAGCCGGCTCGTCCAGCCACGACGACACCCGCTGACGCTGCCCGTCCGCGGTGTCGCGCAGCGTCCGCAGCGGCAGGCCGGCGATCGTGCCGGCCACCAGCGACACCGCCCGCCACATCGCCGGGATGCCCAGCACGGAGCCCTCGTCGACGTTCACACCCGCGTACGTCGGGGACACGCCGAAGTAGGCCGCCAGCACCGGGTCACTGATCGAGACGTGCTCGTCCGTGACGTCGGTGCGCGAACCGCGCCTCCACGGCAACTGCATGTCTAAAGCATACATTCTTGGTGGGGATAGTATGTATTCATGTTGGCCGACGCCGTCCGAGCCGCCGTGGCCGCCATCGACACCAAGGCCACCGACACCGCGGCCGTCGAGCTGGCCATCGCCTACGCAGCGGAAATCGACGAGGGCGGAGACCTCACCAAGCTCGGGCCGGCGCTGGCCACCGCCCTCGACGCTCTCCTGCTGACACCACGAGCACGGGCAGCAGCCGTGAAGGGAGGCAGCAGCGATGGCGGCACCGGAAGCGTCCTCGACGAACTCCGCGAGCGTCGAGCCGGTCGGCAGCGTGACGCCGAGACTGTGGACGGCGCCGCTACGTGAGCTGACCCCCGCTACCAGCTACGGCTTCGACGTCATCGACTTCGCCCGCGACGTCCTCGAAACACCCCTCGACCCCTGGGAAGAGTGGGTCGCGGTCCACGTCGGTGAATTGCTGCCCGACGGACGCCCCCGGTTCCGCACCGCGCTCATCCTCGTCGCCCGCCAGAACGGCAAGACTCTGCTGGCGAAGACACTCGCGCTGTACTGGATGTTCGTCGATCAGGTGCCGCTCGTGCTCGGCACCTCGACGAACCGCGACTATGCCCGCGCCGTCTGGCGGGAGTTGTGCGACGTCGCCACCGGCAATCCGATGCTCGCCGCCGAACTCGGCCCCAAGCCGATCTGGTCGCAGACTGGCTCCGAAGAATTGATCACCGGCGCCGGAGCCAGGTACAAGTTCGCCGCGACCAACAGACGCGCCGGCCGTTCACTGACCGTGCACCGGCTCCTGCTCGACGAGGTCCGCGAACACCACGGCTTCGAGACGTGGAACGCCGCCACCAACGCGATGAATGCCGTACCCGACGGGCAGACCATCGCCATCAGTAACCAGGGCGACAACGAGTCCGTCGTCCTCGACTCCCTGCGACTACCCGCCCTCGAACACATCGAGACCGGCCGCGGCGACGCCCGACTCGGACTCTTCGAGTATTCCGCGCCACCCGGTGCCGACCCCGAAGACGTCCACGCGCTCGCCCAGGCGAACCCCAACCTCGGGCACCGCATCGACCCCGACGCGCTGCTCGGTGCCGCCATGCGCGCCAAGGCTGCCGGCGGGCAGGAACTCGCCGGGTTCCGCACCGAAGTCATGTGCCAGCGTGTGCACCTACTCGACCCCGCCGTCGACCCCGACGCGTGGGAGACGGGCGGCACCGACGAGCCCATCGACCTCGCCCAGTACCGGCGCCAAGTCGCGCTGTGCGTCGACGTGTCCCTCGACGGCACCCACGCCAGCCTCATCGCAGCCGCCGTCATCGACGACAAGACGCACGTCGAAGTCATCAAGGCGTGGGACGGTGCCGGATGCACCAAGCAGCTACGTGCCGACCTGCCCGACATCGTCGCCAAGGTCAAGCCACGCGCACTCGGCTGGTTCCCAGCCGGACCCGCCGCAGCCGTCGCCGCCGACCTCGCCGATCGCGGGCACCGCGGCTGGCCACCGAGGCGCGTCCGGGTCGACGAGATCCGCGGCGAGGTCACCCAGGTGTGCATGGGCCTGGCTGACGCCGTCCTGTCCGGCGAGATCGTCCACCCGCGAGACGACATGCTCACCGCCCACGTCAACGCCGCGCAACGACTCTGGCGCGGTGACGCCTGGGTGTTCGCCCGCAAGGGCAGCACGCCGATCGACGGGACCTACGCCGTCGCCGGAGCCACCCACCTCGCCCGCACACTGCCGCCCGCACCCTCACCCGTCACGGTCGTCTGACCAGCACCGACACCGCCGGCGCCGGGCACAGAAAAAACACTTACGGCGGGTGTTGCGTCGTCGCAGGTCACAGACTTTTCGACCATGGTCGGCGCGTTTGTGCAGGTCATGGCGTTGTCGTCACCAGCTCGACACGCGGCGCGGCTGCGGCGACCGCTTGCCGGGCTGCCCCGCCTTGAGGTTGCACTCGCGATGCGCGGCCTGGAGGTAACGAGGATCGTCGCCCGCCACCTCACGCTCCAGCGTGTGATGCACCTGCGCCGACATGGGATCAGGGTGGCGCAGCATCGGGTCGATGGATAGCTCGCAGAGCTGGCATACCCACGCGTCCCGGGTGAGCACGTATTGCCGCAGCCTGCGCCACGCTGGGGTGGAGCCCTTGGCCCATGCCTTGGACATGGGCTACTCCTGGCGCGTGGCCCGGTTCGGGACCCTCGCCGTCACGCCCAGCGCGCCCAGCACGCCGAGCGCGGCTCGTAGCTCACCACTGTGCAACCTGCCCCATAGCTCGGCGGACCTCTCATGCAGATTGTACGGCTGATACAGCCTACGGTTGTAAAGACGATGCCCCGGCCCTATTCGGGTGGGCCGGGGCATCGTTGTTGCGTGGGTCAGGCGCGCATCCGCTTCTCGTGTGCCTGGCGCACCATGACCATCGCCCGGCCGCAGTGCTTCATGCAGAGCACGATCTCGCCCTCGGGGTCGAGCGCCTCCTCGGTGCACTGCTCGCCGTTCCGGCGGAGATACCTGCACTGCTCATGCGCGGCGCTCACAGTGCCCCGCCGATCAGCACGGCGATGGCCACAGCGACGACGCAGAACGCGATGCCGGCGAGCATGCCGACCCAGAACTCAGCCCGGTCGATGTCCCGGCGGACCTCTCCGGCGAGCTGCACGGTGTGCTGGTCGCGCTCAGACAGCTCGAAGGCGGGCGGGGCATCAGGGGTGCTCGGTGAGCGAGCACCCCTGGGCGGCCGATCCTCGATGATGCGGATGAGGTTGTCCAGCTGGCCGAGGATGTCGCGCTGAATCGCGGAGACGTCGGCGAGGGTGCGCTGGTCCCGGCGCGGCGGTTCGGCTGCGATGTCGTCGAGCATCTCGATGCTGGGCGTAGTGGCCGAATTGATGTCCGCCTCGGGGACATTGAGGGTCGGCTCGGGCGACCACACCGGATCGACGACGTACATGTCGAAGTCGGTGTCGGCGGCCTGACGGACGATCGTGGCCGCCCCGCAGTAACCCTGGATCCAGACGACGACCTTGTCGCCGATCTCGTACTTGCGACCGGCGGCCGCCTCGGTGCTCTCTTCCGTTCCCATGGTCAGACTTCCGTCTCTGCCGCGTCGACGGCATCGGTGAGTGCCTCGATCAGGTGGCGGGCCTGATCGGGGGTCAGGGTCATGCGCTCGCCCGGGCGGGACTCGATCGCGACCGTGTCGTCTTCGAGGCAGCCGACGAGGACGTCGCCGCGGCCGGCGGGAACGATCACGGGGTCGGCGTAGAAGCCGGGGGCCGCGTACTTGCCGTCGAGCGCGGCGACGCGGTCGGTCAGGGCGTTGACCTCATCGGTGAGCCGGGTGATGTTGAGCGCCATGGAGCCTTCGGGGGTGAGGGTCTGCCCGTCAGCCTCGAGCAGTTCGGTGGGGATCTCGTGCGTGGTCATAGTGTTCTCCTCAGATGGTCTTGACGACGTTGTCCAGGGCGGACATGTCGCGCTGGGTTCGTGGTGTCTCGTCGATCTCGGCGGCGGGTTCCGCGCCTGGCCATGCTTCGACCTGTGGGAGTGACTGGCCCTTGTCGAGCCACCGTTCCCAGCTGTCCAGCCGGTTCCATGCGGCCATCTGCCCGTCGGCGGACTCGACCTCGGCCATGGACTTGCGGACGACGTCAGGCGGCGGGTCCGGCATGTACTCGCCGTTCTCGATCTGCCGCGTGATCTCGGCCTTCCATTCCTGGTATGCCTGCCACTTCTCGCGGTCGTCAGGGTCGGGGTAGCCGTGGCTGTCGACGAGCTCGGGCGGAGCCTGCGGCATGGGGATCTTCCAGCGGCGGGTCTTGCGGAGTCGCCTGACGTACTCGACGACGTGGATCGGCATCAGGTACTCGTGGGTGGCCCCGTAGTGCTGGACGACGGCCTTGCGTGCGTCGTCGAACGGTGCGTCCTCTCCGAGCGCCTCGGTGATGATGGCGTGCCAGGCTTCGACGTCGGCCATGCCGACCTTGCGGCGGTCGGTGGCGGCGGCCATCTCGAGGAGGTCGGACACTTCGCTGGGCTTCATGTCAGAGTCCTTTCGCTCTGAGGGCGTCGCCGAGCGTGCGTACGCCGGCGGCACGTTGGTCTGATGTGGCTGGGCCGGCGCCGGTGCGGGCGGGCGCGCTGGCCTGGTCGACGAAGCTGTCGAGGGTCGAGGGGTGCATGCGCTTCTCGTCCCAGAGCTGTAGGCCGCGGCGGACGCGGTCGTAGGAGACGCCCTCTTCGAGCAGCGCCTTGATGCGCTTGGAGATCTGGCCCTTGACGTTGCCGGTCGGTTTGTCGTCTGCGCCGCGGTGGTCGATCCACTCGGCGATGAGGTCCTTCGCGGTCGGCTGCTGCGGCTCGACTACTTCGGCGTCGACGATGTCGGCCGGGAGCGCCAGCTCCGAACTGACGGAACCTGACGGAATATCTGACGGTAAGGGACGGACTTCCTCTATGGATACCGCAGGGTTTGCGGGGTCATCCCGCAGGGTTTGCGGGGTCGATGGCGCAGGGTTTGCGGTATCACCCCGCACGGTTTGCGGTACCGCAGCTTCTGCGGGGCGCACGTCCTGCGGGGTCGATGGCGCAGGGTTTGCGGTACGCAATACCGCAGACTCTGCGGTATCCATGACCACTCGATAGCTGTTCCGTTGACGCCGAGCGGCCCGGAACTCGCGCACGAGCTCTCCGTCGTCGACGAGCCGCTGGATCGCTCCGTGGATGGCCCGCTCGGACATCCCGGTCTTCTCGATCAGCTCGGCGATCGACGGCCAGGCGTTGCTGCCGTCCTTGCTCGCGCAATCCGCGATCGCGAGCAGGACCAGCCGATCGAGCTTCCGACTCCGGGAGTGGCTCCACACCCAGGACATGACGTTGACGGACATCAGCCAGTGATCTCCGCCCAGGCGAGCGCGTGAGCCTCGTCCACCACCAGCTTCATCCACTCGCGCTGACGTTCGAGGACGGCACGAAGTTCGGGCAGTGGGATCGGGCCGTACTCGTCGGGCACGCGCTCGACCGTGGCCCGGAAGTCGTCGGCGAGTGCCTCATAGAGCGCACGGACCTCGTCGAACCGGCTGGGTCTGTCAGCCTCGGCACTTCGATCCGCCCGATTCGCTCCGGGGAAAGCCTGGGTGGCCGGGCACTGCCCGGCGACGGAGGTCACGTGACACCCCGCCAGACCCGAACCAGCCCACCGTGGCGGGACGGCGTCGACGACGGCCTGACGGCCACCAGCTCGATCACGCCGGCGCGCCGGGCGGCGGTGAAGCGCGGACCCCAGTGGTTCGGGTGCTCCGGTTCGCCAATGACCTCACGGAGGTCGCTCGAGGTGAACTCGGAGCCGGACCGGGCCATGGCGGCGATCTCGCGGTCGGCGAGCTCTGCCCAGGTGGGCTCGGTGTTCTCGTCGGCCTGGTTGACGCCGTCGTAGGAGCCGTCGGCGATGGTGTCGGTCAGAAGGTCCAACTGACCGTCAGGCGGCTCAGATTGCAGTTGTGTAGCGTCGTACACGGAGTAACCCCCGTTGCTGTGATGTGGAAATCGGGTGACGTTCGTGGTCTGCTCCGGGCCGGTCAGGTGTGCCACCACCTGACCGGCCACCTATGGAGCCGACTGCTCGACGGAGCGCGACTCGGCCCACGCGATCACGATCGCGGGGTCATATCGGCAATGCCGGCCGAGCTTCATGTACTTCGGGCCTGTGCCGCGTGAGTTCCAGCCGTAGAGCGTCGGCAGCGGAACCCCCAGGTACTCGGCCGTCTCTTCGGGACTCCAGAGACCGTCCGGCCGACGGGCCGAACCCTCTCCGTGGTGGCGCCTGTCCATCGCTGCTCGCTTTCCGATCGTTGTCGGTCTGACTTAGAACACAGTACACGTTCGCGCTGTTTCGTGCTAACGTTGCGCGCATGTCGAGCAGCGAGAAGCGATGAACAACGACCAAGCCGGGCCGGGGCCGATGGGTGAGGAGTTCGCGGAGCCAAGTGCCGTGCTCGTCGACCAGTTGCCGAAGATCCGTGCGCGGCGCGAACTCAGCGCCGAAGGGCTGGCCCAGCGAATCGCGGAGCTCGGCGGCAAGCTCGACCGGGCAGCAATCTCGAAGATCGAGAACCGGTCGCGTGGCGTCTCCCTCGACGAAGCACTGATACTTGCGGTTGCTCTCGATGTCGCGCCGGTACACCTATTTACCCCCCACATCGATGAAGACCGCGTATGGGTCGCTCCGACGCTGCGAGTTCCGCCTTATCGCATGCGTCAGTGGGTGAGGGGTGGAAACCCGTTGCCAGGACGGCCAGACCGGGAGTTCCGAACCGAGGTACCCGATAGCGAGTGGCGATCGAAGGACCTCGAGAAGAAACATCTACAGGCCGTCGAGGACTTCAACAGAGCGTCTCGCCGCCAGCGTGTCGCAAGGGCGATGGTCGACACGTTGACGAGCGAGCTTGCGGAGCTTGAGGACTACCGCAATGTCATCGGCGTGATGGAGAATCGGCCGCAGATCCAGCGCCTGGAGAAGCGCCTCGGCACCGCATACGAGGAACTCGCTGAAGCGAAGGTGGATAGTGAAGACGCCCTGCGAAAGCTGAACAGGCTCGCGCACATGATGCAACACGAGTCGCCCAACGCTGACATTGAACAGGCCGCCGCGGCGGCCAATCGGTCACTTCAAGAGACCGGGTCCACGACCTCCGATGAGGACGGACGCGACCATGGCGATAACTGACCGCTGGCACAAGTCCCGCCCGGCGCCCGACGAGCCGCGCTGCCGACAGCACAACCTTGTCCCGACTCCTCAACACGGCCAAGGCGACCGATGGCAGGTCAGGTACCGCGACGACGCGGGGGCGCAACGGAAGAAGAGCTTCCCGAAGAAGGATGGCAAGGACCCGAACACCTGCGCCTCGGCGTTCGACGCGAAGATCCGCGAGCAGGTGAACACAGACACCTACATCGACCCGGCCGCCGGCAGGATCGCCTTCCGGCAATACGCCGAGCAGTGGCGCATCGACCAGCTCCATCACCGGCCTTCGACAGCCCGACAGGCAGAGAGCCGGCTGCGGTTGTGGGTGTACCCGGTCATCGGCGATCGCCAGATGTCGACGATCCGGCGGTCCGACGTGCAGCGCGTCGTCACCCAGGCCGCAGCCGAGCTCGCGCCGAGCACCGTCGAGGTCGTGCACACCTACATCGCCAGCGTCTTCAAGGCCGCCTTGATCGACAGGGTCATCCCGTCGAATCCGTGCGTGAAGATCAAGCTGCCCGAGAAGTCGTCGGCGAAGGTAGTGCCGCTAACGGTCAAGCAGGTCGGACACATCGCGGAGAGGGTCGGCGCCCGGTATCGCGCCATGGTGCCTGCGACGGGCCTGCGATCCGGCGAGCTACGCGGCCTTACGATCGACCACCTCTCCCCTGCCCTGCATCTGCGCAGCGATGTGCCACCGAAGCGCGCCGTCCTGCGGATAGACCGTCAGCTCGAGGGTGTCGACGAACGTAGCGAGCCGGTGTTCGGCCCCGTGAAGACTCCGGCCGCTGATCGGTCGGTGCCGGTGCCTGGACCGGTCGCGGTGATGCTGGCCGATCACCTTGCGACGTACTCGCCCGGATCCGCGGGCCTGGTGTTCACCACGGCCGCCGGCACGCCAGTAGGCCGGAGCCGCGCTGGCCACATCTGGCGCGACGCTGTCGACGGCATGGGGCTGCGGCAGCGAGCGGGTTGGCACGATCTGCGGCACCATCACGCCTCGGTGTTGATCTCCGAGGGTCTGTCGGTGCGAGCGGTCGCGGACCGGCTCGGTCATGAGGACCCGGCAGAGACGTTGAGGACGTACGCGCACCTGATGCCGAGCGACGAGGAACGTGCCGTGGCGGCGACCGAGGAAGCACTCAAGGACGTGATCTGA